AGTTAGTCCACCTTTAGATAGAATACCAAAAATACCTTCAACAATAATTACTGAATTATCTGGTGTTGTATTAACTTTATTAGGTAATATATCTATAAAATTAGAAAATTTAGAAGAAACAATAAACTCAATACCAAGAAGTGCTGGGTGTAATGATCAACGTGTACAACAAGTTAGAGATAAAATTGATTCAATTAATCGTTTGATTGCAACTATACAACGGGTAAAAACGCCATTAAATGGAATAATATCTTCGTTTAGATTAGTAAGTAATATTGCATCAGCTGTAAAATTAGCTTTAATAGCATTGCCGTTGCCTGTGCCTGCTGCAGCAAATGAAGTAGTTGCAGTACAAAATCAAACAGTATCTAATGCATTAGCAGCTGTAACGGTTATACAAGGGTTATTTGATGTTATTGATATTAGTTTATCACCTGTAGAAAAAACACTTTCGACTGTGTCTAAACGGTTAGCTCAAATTTGTCCCGATGTGCCTGTTAATGTAAATCAAAATACTGCAGATATTATAAATAAAACATCTAGTACCGGCGATCCAGCCATAGATCAACAATTGAATTTAATTGATCAAGATTTGAATGATGTTGTTGCACAACAACCAAATTTAATTGTTTCGTACATAGATCCACAAAGTGAAGTATTTACAGGTACATTTAATCCAGATAATGAACAAGGTAAATTAGGAGATTATTTTATTGATACTTCTAATAGAATTATATATGGCCCGAAACCTTTAATTGGTGATTGGGGAGATGGCCAAAATTATTAAACATAATATTTATTAAAAAAGAAGAAAACTATGGACTCAAAAACATTAGTTAAAGTTTTAAAAAAAGTGGTAAGAGAAGAAGTTCGTTCTGTTATTAAAGAAGAACTTACTGAAATCTTGCAAGAAGGGTTACAATCAACAATTGATGAAATGACATTAGCAGAAAATGCAGCTCCGGTCTCGCAAGTTGTTACACCTAGAAAAAACAAAGCACAATTTAAAAAGAATAAATTTTCAGATATTCTTAATGAAACAGAAACACTTAGAGAACGACCATCATTAAATGAGCAAATTTCTATGACATCTGCAGATGCTCAAGGATTTGGAGTTGTTCGCGAAAAATTGCGTGCACAAATTTCGGGTATATATGAGCAGCCAGCAATAATAACTGACCCTCAAACTGGACAAACTATACAAGCAAAAGGTGCTGTAGCAAAGGCAATGACTCGTGATTATTCAGCATTGATGAAAGCTATGGATAAAAAAAAGAATAAAGGATAAAATTGCCATATAGGATTGAAACACTTGTATTGCCTCAAGAACGTAATCAGCCGCTGTCTGTTAAATTTCCATTTAATGGCAAAGGTATATTTCGTTCGTCGTATACTACAAACGACCAGGCACGTACAAATCTAATCAGTTTGTTATTAACTACAAAAGGAGAACGTAGATTGCAGCCAAATTTCGGAACTAATATCCCGGCTGCATTGTTTGAACCTATAACAGAACAAACCAGTGATTTTTTAAAACAAGATATTACAGAATCGATAAATTTTTGGTTACCATATTTACAAATTAACAATGTTACAGTTATAACACCTTTCGATGATTCATCTTTAAATGAAAATACTATTAAAATAACAGTATCAGTAGCAGTTACAAATACAAATTCAAACATTACTGTAACGTTGTTTGCAAATGAAAATGGAATTCAAATAGAAGGATAATATGGAAAACAAAAAAGATATATCATATCTTGGTAAAGATTTTGGTCAATTGAGAAAAAACTTAATTGATTTTACTAAACAATATTTTCCTAATACATATTCAGATTTTAATGAATCTTCACCGGGCATGTTGTTCATGGAAATGGCTGCATATGTAGGTGACGTATTAGCATATTATACTGATACTAATCTTAAAGAATCATTGTTAGAACACGCATCAGAAAAAGCTAATATATATGATTTAGCTAGAACATTAGGATATCGTCCTCAAAATGTAACATCCGCACAAACTACATTAGATATTTTTCAAATTGTGCCTGCTATTGGGTCTGGAGATGATAACAAACCTGATTTTAATTATGCATTATCGATAAGCGACGGATTGCGTGTAAAACAAACACAAGGATCTGTTGAATTCCGTACAGTTAATTCAATTGATTTTTCTATGTCATCATCATATGATCCAACAGAAATTACAATATATGAAACGGATGATACAACTAATGAACCAACATATTATTTGTTAAAAAAATCAACACCGGCAGTATCAGGTGTAGTTAAAACAGCTACATATTCATTTCAAAGTCCTAAACCATATGATAAAATTGTATTGCCTGATTCTAATGTTATAGAGATATTATCAGTTACCGAGTCAGATGGAGATAATTGGTATGAAGTTCCTTATTTAGCTCAGGACACTATATTCGAACAAATTGCTAATTTGCAAGAAAATGATTCTGAATTAATTGCATATAAAGATTCAGTTTCAAAACTTTTAAAGCTTAAAAAGACTTCGAAACGTTTTATTACACATTTAAGAAGCGATAATCGATTAGAATTGCAATTCGGAGCAGGGATTTCAGATAATAATGATGAAGAAATTATACCTAATCCAACCAATGTAGGAAATGGCTTAGCAGGATTTAGAAAATCAATTGATATTGATATTGACCCTTCGAACTTTTTATATACAAGAGCATATGGGCAAGCTCCTTCTAATACAACTCTTACTATTACATATACTACCGGCAATGGTTTAGAAGATAATGTTGCAAGCGGCGAATTAACAAAATTAGTTGAAGTTCCATTTCAAGATGACCCAAATACAACATTACCAAATAGTGTTGTTAATTTTATAAAGTCTAGCATTGCTGTAAATAATCCAGTTCCTGCAGTTGGAGGCACAGCTGGTGATAGTTTACAAGAAGTTAAAAATAAATCATTATCAGCATTTTCAACTCAAAATCGATTAGTAACAAAAGAAGATTATATAATACGTGCATATTCAATGCCGGGGAGATTTGGAAGTGTAGCAAAAGCATATATCGTGCCAGACGATCAAATAACGCAAGATGATGTATTAGAAAGACGTATTGCTAATCCATTAGCAATGAATTTATATACATTAGGATATGATGCTAATAAAAAACTTGTTACACTTAACAGAGCAATCAAAGAAAATTTAAAAACATATTTAGATTATTATCGAATATTAACAGATGCAGTTAATATCAAAGATGCTTTTATAATTAATGTTGGCGTAAATTTCGAAATAACTACATTATCAAACTTTAATAGTAATGAAGTATTATTACGAGCAGTTAACAATGTAAAAGAATTCTTTAATATAGATCGTTGGCAAATAAATCAACCTATATTAAATTCTGAACTAGTTAATACAATTGCAAATACAAAAGGCGTACAGAGTGTTATTGATGTTAATGTATATAACTTGTATGAAACTAGTACAGGATATTCTGGAAATTTTTATGACTTTGATTCTGCTACGAAAAATAATATCATATATCCTTCATTAGATCCTTCTATATTTGAAGTAAAATATCCAAATAAAGATATACGCGGACGAGTAGTATCTTACTAAGTAAATATTTATTATAAATAAACTAGTAAGGATACCTCATGTTCAGAATATTTTATGCAGAAAAAGATGCTACATTGTATGAATCAGTTCCAACACTTAATACTGGAATTGACGAAATACTTGAAGTGGGAAAACGATTATCTACATCAGGAGAATATACTCGAAGCAGATCTATATTAAAATTTGATACTACTGAAATAACAGATACATTATCTAAATATTCTGTTGATATAAATTCATGTAAATTTGTATTACAATTATTTACGTCAGATGCAAAGTCATTGCCAGCTGAATATGAAATAGAAGCACGATTAGTTGCAGATAATTGGATTAACGGAACAGGATTTGAAAATTCATCACCTTCCATTTTAAATGGTGTAACTTGGCAATATCCTATATCAGGTTCTTCTTGGTCGACAGCTGGAGATATTACTAGCAATATTAAAATAACAGGAAGTTTAGGTGGTAGTTGGTTATATACTACCGGGTCTGTTGATTTTTCAATTACAGGAAGTGAACAATTTTCATATAGAAATTCTGATGTTAATATTGTTGTATCAGACATGGTTAATTTGTGGATTAGTGGTAGTGATAGCACAGATATAGCAAATAATGGATTTCTTGTTAAATTTTCTCAAGAAGATGAAACAGCTAGTACTACTACTGGCTATGTTAGATTTTTTAGTAGAGAAACACATACTATATATGTTCCGAGATTAGTTATGTATTGGGATCAGTCAGCGTATTCTAGTTCGTTAGATGCAGTTGATTTAGATTCGAATATCATTTATCCAAAAATTAAAGAGTCGTATAAAGACACGGAAATAGCTCTTATACGCTTTTATGGACGTGATAAATATCCACAAAAATCAGCTACAAATTTATTTCCTATACAAACAGTTAAGCGATTACCTGCTACTACTTATTATTCAGTTATTGATGCAGCTACAGATGAAACAATAATTTCATTTGATAATATTTATACTAAAGTAAGTTGTGATAACACCAGCAACTTCATTTATTTAGATATGAATGGATTAATGCCAGAACGTTATTATAGAATAGCATTAAAAATTGTTGATGGATTCACAGAGCAATATATTGATAATGAATATTATTTTAAAGTAGTTAGATAATGGCAGTAAATAAACTATCCAATAAGAGCTCAAGATCTCCAATTGAAATAACAACCCCAGCAGAGTTAGAAGTTCAATCAATTAAAGAATCTGTAGATTTAGAATCTGCAAATTCTAGATATACTTTTAGGCTTCAAGAACAATGGGGTAAATTGGGAGCGTTAGCAGATCGATACATTGACAATGGATTAGTGTATATGAGTGCATCTCCTACAATATCAAATCGTGATAGAAACGGTAATATTATACTGCATGAAATCATACAAAATTCAGAAAAAACAAATCAAAAATTATATATAGAGCCAACGGTTACATATTATTCAAATAGATCTGTATTAAGAAATATAGATATAGATTTTAATTATTTTGAATTTTTGCCAATTATTAACATAGTAGATACAGATGTGCCTACGCCGAATATAGACGATATTACAGATCAATTGTTACAAGATTTAATTAATGCTAAATTTATTCCTGATCCAAACACAAAATGGTTTTTATTTGC